TGCGCTGCGACCTGCTGCCGCCCGGTGTCGAGATCATGACCTTCGATTTTGTCGTGAACGCGGGACCTCACGAGAGCGCGGTCGAGCTTCAGCAAGCGGTCGGCGCGTCGGTTGACGGCGTGGTCGGTCCTCTGACGGCCCTCGCTGCCAGGGGTGCCGACCGGGCCACCCTCATCGGCAATCTCCACGATCTCCACCAGGCACGCTATCGCAGCCGGCCAGGCTTCGCACGGTATGGACACGGCTGGCTCGCTCGTCTCGCGCGCTGCACAGATCTCGCCGTGCAGCTCGCCGCGACAAACTGAAAGGACCGACGATGTCAGATCTAATCAAATACCTCGCCACCAGGCTGGGTGAGGCGACAACATGGGCGACGATCGCAGCCCTCCTCACCGCCGCTCATATCAAAGTCGATCCCGGCATCTGGCAGGACGTGACGCTCTACGGCGTCATGGTTGCGGGCGCTCTTGGTGTCCTGATCCGGGAGCGCGGCACGAAATCTGACGCCATGATCGCCCTTGATGTCCTGGCACAGATGATCCCAGCATCTCCCCCCGCCGCTCCCCCCACTTCGCCCGGCGCCTGACGCTTCTTTCGTCCCCTCCGTTCAAGGAACCCCCCCCATGCGTCGCATCTCCGCTTTCGCGGCCGCTATCGGCTGCGCGTTTCTCATCGCCGCTTGCACCTCGACCGGCGGGCTCACCCCGACCGGCGTGCAGGTGCTCAACACCGCCGTCACCGCCGGTCAACTCTTCTGCGCCAATTCCGCCGGCGTGTTTGCGATTGTGGATGCGCTCGACGCCAAGGCAGTGACCGTCACCAACAAGGCCGCATCGGTCGTCGCCGCGACGTGTCCGCTGGTCGCAGGGCTGCGGACGGTGCCAGTGGTGCCGCCTGCAATCCCCTCCGCCGTGCCTGCGATCGCTGTGGTGGTCCCTGCGGCGTGATCCGTGCCGGCATGGCGCTGCTGCTCCTCGCTGGGTGCCACGCTGTGCCGGTGGCTGCGGTGTATGCCGGCGTCGGGCTGCTGGCCGGCGAGATGAAGCTCGGCTCGTCGGTGCTCGATTATATGGCGGCGCGGGAGGCTCGGCCTCCGGACTGCTCCCTGACGGTGCTGCCGCCTTGTGTGGTGCTTCAATAGCCTCCGACTGCTCCGCGACTCCGGCGTTTATCGTCCGTTGGATCAGCGGTGCGGGAGGGTCGGCCGGGCGCTGCATTGGTGCGGGTCCGGCCGGCCGATTTAAATCATCGTGTTTTGCGTGGGCCGCTCGCCAGTTCGCCGACAGGGCGTGCGTCGAGCAGCAGCATATCAGCCCATGCCTGCGCCAACTCACGCCGCCTGGTCATGTGCTTCGCCCGATTATAGGCAGCTTCCACTGCGCCGGCGGGAGTGTGCGCCAGCATCAAGTCAATCGCTCCTCGATCGGCAGGGTATGTCTCGTTCATGACGGTGCTGAATGTCGCACGCCAGCCGTGCGGCACCTGCACGCCACCGAGACCAGCGCGCTGAAGCAGATATATGAGGGCATTCTCGCTCATCGGCCTCATTATCGCGGACCAGCTCGGAAACAGCAGATCGCCTGGCGCGACTGTCCGCAGCACCGCCAGCGCTTCGACGGCCTGGCGGGAGAGCGGCACGACGTGGTCGGACGTCACCGCGGCTCGGGCTTGAATGTGTTTCATCCGCCCAGCCGGAACGCGCCAGACCGGCTCGGTTCCATTCAAGCCTTCTATCTCCTGCCAGCGCCCACCGCGTAATTCGCCAGGCCTCAGAGCGGTCAGGGCGAGCAGGCGCATGCCCAGACGAGTCACCGGATGAGCCGGGATGCTCTCGGCGGCTGCCAGCGCTGCCCGGGCGTCGTCAAGCGTCACCACTGCGGGTTGTCGACCCTGCCGGACAACAGGCTTCAGCGCCGCCTCCAGGCCGGCAGCAGGGTTCACCGTTGCCTCGCCCGCAGCGATCGCATACGTCCACACACCGGCCAGCCGCTGCCGCAGCCGGTGTGCAAGTTCGATCGCTCCCCGGTCCTGGACCGGCCGCAGTGCGACGAGAAGATTTGGCGCAGTGATTGTTGCCAGCGGCCGATGGCCGAGGGCGGGGAGTATCTCTCGATCCAGGCTTGCTTTCACGTCTGCCGCATGGTGCGGTTTCCAGAGCGGCGTTTGCGCCGCGAGCCAATCGGCAGCGACCTCGGCAAGGGTGCGAGACGGCGCAACCGCTGGCGCCGACAGGGCTGCCCTCCCTTCGTCACGCGCACGCCGCGCATCCGTCACGCTTAAATCCGGCCAGGTGCCCAGGGTGACGAGGTGCTCGACGCCAGCCTTCTGGTATCGCCAGCGCCAAGATTTAGAACCTGACGGCAGCACCAGAATATGCAGGCCATCGCCGTCGGTGAGTTTATACCGGGTCGATCTGGCCTTCGCCGCGCGAATCGCGGAAACCGTCAAAACCATTGTCTCTCCATGCCGGGACACGTGTCCCGACCAATGTCCCGGATTGGGGTTGAGCCGGGTAGGGACAATGCGGGATGGCAGGAGGCGCGCGCAACCCCTTAAACGATTGATCCCGCGACGTTTTGACACGTCGCGGGATCATGTAGGCGGGGTCAATGGCTCCCGAAGTAGGAACCGAATATACTCTAGAACTTATTGAAATCACTTAATTAAAGTAGAGTCATTGATAATGTGTCCCACCTTGTGTCCCGCCGCCACTGGCCGCGATTCGATCCAAGCGATAATTTCATCCGACCTCCAGGCTACCGGCCCTCCGCCAAGATCGCGCGGCGCAGGGAAATCTCTTGTCCCGATTCGCCGATATATCGTCGATCGACCGAGGCCGGTCATCTCAAGCACGCGCTCAAGTCGCCAGAGCGCCGGTGGGGCATCGATTATTTTTGTCGTGCTCATGGCGCAATCTCCTGGTTCAGCGGGGCGAGGGCGGAGTGGGCGCGGCGGTTCCAGGCGGCGTGATCCATTGCCGTTGCGTGGCATGCATCGCAGAACACAATAGGGTCAGTCCCCGGCGCGCACATCGCGTGCGGCACGGTATCAGCCTCCCCGCCACAAAACGGGCACGGCAACAACCCGTTCATGGCGCATCGTCCAACGCGGCGCGGGCTTCTTCGACTGCCCACGCAGGGATGCGGTTAATTACAGTGTGGCGAATTTGCGCCTCAATAGTCATGCCGCCTGCGCCGCGTTCAATGCGCCCGTATTCATCAAGCGTGCGGATCATTTCGAACAACGCATCTCGCAACCGCTTCACCTCGGCGCGGAGGGCGGCGATGGTGGCATCTCGGGGATCGGGTGCGGATAGGTATTCCCCCATGCGTTCTTCAACGTCGCTGCACGCGGCCTCAAGCACGCCATCGGATTGAGGATCGCCTGCCGTGGCAAGTTGCCAACCACAGGCGCGCATGCACGCGCGGGCCTCGGTCAGCAGCTTGCGAATGGCTGTCGGGTCCATCACTTCTCTCCCTTCGGTGCTGCGGGCAGTGGACGCCAGTGGGTGGGCTCGCGGATGGTATCAATGCAGAACCCCGCGTCCTCGGCGGCTTCGAGGGCGGCGCGCATGGCTTTAAGATGGTCCCCCAGCACACCAAAATCCAATTGGTGATCCTGGCCGCAATACGCTTGCAACGCCGCCTCCACCATCTGATCCGTGATCACGTCGTCTCTCCTTCGATGGGAATGGCGCGGATTTGTGCGGCTTCGATGGCGCCGCAAATGTTGGATAATGAACAATATGCAGACGCAGCCCAGTTGCTTGTCGTCAAAGCCATGAGCACCATTGGGCGGCACTCGCACCCACAATCGGCGTTCTGCGCCGCTTTCTCACGCATCGCCTCAGCCGCGTGGCGGGCGGCTCTTTCCGCCCATGCCCGGTTGTGACAACCGCACCTGTCGGGATACTGGCACCCACCGAATTGCGAAAACGCGCACCCCGCCCGCACCGCGTCTTGGATGATGTCGGTCATGATTTTAACAGCCTCCGAATTTTTGCCACTCGCTCAATATGGTCGAGGATGACCATTGTTTCGTCGCCGAGTTGCGTTCCGCCGCGAGTCTTGGCCCAATGTTTGCGGGCTTCAGTAATCGACAAGTTGCGGCACCCAGCGCGAATTTGCAGAACGCCGCCTATGACCCAGCCAATGAACCTGTAACCGTCGCTGCGTTGCCCTGCATCGACCAGATTGGCACCGGCCAGATTGGCACGGGCCAGATTGGCACAGGCCAGATCGGCACGGGCCAGATTGGCACCGGCCAGATCGGCGCTGGCCAGATCGGCATCGACCAGATTGGCATCGACCAGATTGGCACCGGCCAGATTGGCATCGACCAGATTGGCACAGGCCAGATTGGCACCGGCCAGATCGGCATCGACCAGATTGGCATCGACCAGATTGGCACCGGCCAGATTGGCACGGGCCAGATTGGCACAGACCAGATTGGCACCGGCCAGATTGGCACAGGCCAGATTGGCACCGGCCAGATTGGCACGGGCCAGATTGGCACAGGCCAGATCGGCATCGGCCAGATTGGCACGGGCCAGATTGGCACAGGCTTTCACCGCAGCCTTGACCGCAAACCCAAGCTTCAGTTTATACGGTGCTGTTTCAACTTCGACGGGCAGTTTGCACTCGAATAACACGTCGCCGGTAAAGCGCTGTTTGATCTGAAACATTCCGGGCGCATCCTCCGCCCGCACCGCGTCTTTGATAATGTCGGTCATGGCGTTTCACCCTCCAAAATCTTGACCGCTTTTGCGATCCTGGACCCCAGCGCGCTTTCAAGGCGATCGGTGTAGATCACCATCTGAGGCGGTATCCCGGTTCGGATTTCTGCACTGAACGCCGATCCATTGAGAGACACGTCCATCATCCCCTCATCCCCGAGCGCCGCCGCGATAGCGAAAAACTCAGGGTTGGGGATCGTGGCGTGAACCGTGATGATTCGGCCCACGTCGTCGGGAGGAATGTCGTCGGGCTCGTCGGGCTCCCAATCAAGCGACGACATCCACCCGACATAGCCTTCTATCGGATGCTCGGCCCGAGCATTCAGGTTGCGCGCCACCATTTCAGCGGCGAGCATTTCGCGCTCCGGCGCGAGCAAGAACCACACCACGCGCATGTCTTGCGATACGTCGTAACGGCTCATGCTACCGCCCCCTTCGGAAACGTATGATACTGTCTCGCCAGCGCAAGACCGTTTGACCGCGTGACCGGCGCGGCTGCCGGGGCCGCGACAACCGGAGCTTTGGCGGCAAACCAGCCGGGGAGCTTGATTTCGATCCAGCTATCGGAATGGTCGAATTCGGCCTCTATGGTTTTACAGGCTGCGGGCGGCAAACCCGGAAAACCGGGCAGGCGCAGCAGAAGCAAACTGGATCTGGCGTTCTTGCCGCCGGGCGTGGATATCGCGACTTGATTTCCAGGGACGAGGCGTATCCAACCCGCGTGCTCGCCATGACCCAGCAGCACATCGACACGCTGCCCGATTTTAAGCCATTCCGGAGGGGTGTCGATCACAGAACAATCGATTGTCACCATCATCGCTTGCTGGAACCTACCGCCGGCGCGGATGCAACCCACGCGCACGGCGGGCTTGCTGTTATGCTTGATCGACGCACTCAGGACGACGGGGGACCAGCTCATACCTCCATCTCCCCAGCGTCAGCCCGATCGAACACCGCCAGCGCACTCGCGATCGCATCGGACACCCGCTCAGCCAGTTCCGGCCGGCGCTCGGCGAGCTGCGCGCGTCGTTTCACCACGGAGGGCTGTTTGGTGATTTCCTCCAGCGCAGCGTGATCGACGGCGGCGGCAATCGACGCCACGGTCGCATCAGCCCATGAGGTCGCAGCGTCGTCGACGACGAGCGGGCGAACCGTGAAAGGCTTCCGTTTCCCCTTCGTGGAGGTCAGCATCATCGTGACCGGCTCGGCGATGTGCGAGGCGTGGCTGATCCTAATGCCGCCCACGGCCATGCCACCAAAAACGACAGATGGGTCTGTGTAGAGGGTGAGCGACCGGCCGACATAGAGCTTCGCGTCCGGGCCCCACAGAGTGACGAGCACGCGGCGCATCGACAGGCCAGGGCGGAATGGCCGACCGCCGTCGCCGTCATAGTTGATCGTGGCGGGCTGTTCACCCAGCACGATCGACACGCCGGTGATCCGGATCGTCAGCGGCCCGGCGAGCAGGCTGTCTGCGTTCAATTGGTCGGATTTCGGGATGATGGTGTCGCTCATGTCGCTCATGCGTGCATCTCCAGTTCAACCAAACGTTCGGTTGGGATCAGGCCCGGTCCGTCGATCGCGGCCTCGTATTGCCGGAGCCGCTCGATCAGCCGCTCCTCGAACGCCTCCGCAGCATTCAGGATCGCCGCGCGGATGACGGGATCGGGATAGACGCGGATCGTCATCATGGGCATGCCGCCGCAGTAACTGATGAAGTCGCACCACCTGCGCCCGCTCACCAGCATCCCTGTCTGCACCTGCAGCAAGTAATCGGCGGGCATCTCTCCGCTGATGATCGTTTCAATCTGGAATTTCTGCGCGCGTGACTTGATTTCGATCAGGCCGTCATCGCCCACCAGGCCGTCCGGGCTGTATCCCAGCGTGAATCCCCAGACGTCGTTGGTGATGAACCCGACCTCCTGGACCTCATTGTAATTCCGGGCATACAGCGCGCGGGCCTCGATCTCGTCTGTGTGACCGCGGAGCATGTCGCTGTTGACGTAACGCGGCTCGACGTAGCGGGTGATCCGCTGGGCCAGGAGTTCGTAGAGGTGCGCGCGCTCACGGTCATTGCTCGCCGGCTTGAACGTCGGCGTGACGATGAGCTTCATCTCGCTGGCAGTGATCAGGCCGCAGCGCGCGTCGAGCCACTCGTCGGTGCCCTGGATCAGCGTGGAGTATATTTTCATATCTGGTCCTTCGATGAGCGGCTGGCGATCTGCACGCGCGCCCAGGCCACTGCGCCGTCCGGTGACGTGATGTGGCTGGCAGCCGTCCAGCCGTCGCCGGAGACCTGGACCGCGAACCGGCCGGCGACGGGGATCATGCAGACCGTGAGCGTCACCGCGCTGCGCCAAACAAGCGCCTGGCGCGCTCGCGGTGGGTAGGAGGACGGGCCCGCTCGTCGAGGTCCGCTGCGTCGTCCGCCAGCTCGGCGAGCGTCATCGACAACTCGAAGAGGCCGGCCGAGGCGTCGTCATCGAGGGCTGCGTATTCACCTGCCAGGCAGTCGGCGGCGAGGTGCTCAGCGGTGGCGCGCAGTTTGAGCGAGAGGACTGTCGTCTTGAGGCCACGGGCGATCTGGTGTGCCACATGAGGGCTCGGCGCCTGGTGGCCGATTTCGATCCGCGTCAGGCAGGTCTGGCTGATCCCGATCCGCCCTGCTGCGTCGGTGGAGCGCATGCCGAGGGTAGCTCGTGCGGCGCGGACTGCTGTGCCGATGTTCATGAGATGATTTCCTCAACAACAAGCGATGCGGCGGCGGCGGCGGCGGTAAACATCACGGCGAGATCAGCGGTCTCGGCTGGCGTGAGGATTTGCGTGTTCGCTTGCCGGCCAAGATTGGCGCTGAATGTGACGGTGACCATCGGCCGGGTCCCGGCATGGCCGTTGACGGTCGCATCGACCTCTTTTTTCCAGCCGGTGGGGAGCGTCGCGGTGTACACGATCGTCATGTCACGCGCTCCAGGCGTCGAGATACGCCTCTATCAGCCACTCGCCGTCGAGGATGAACCCGCGCTGCGCTCGCTGATCGGATGGGTCAGTGGGCACGGGGATGGCTGCGACTAGGGCGACGGCCTCGCGTATTTTGGCCGCGGCGGCTGCGATTGTGGCGGGGATGTCCATGGTGGCCCTCCGGTTTGGAGGGTGTATGTTGTATCGGACAACATCTCCGGTCAACCAAAAATTATTGAACTACTCAACAATTATCGCTGAGGACGTGGCTGCGGTCTGCGGCTGTGGCGATGGCGATGGCGATGGCGATGGCGATGGCGATGGCGATGGCGGAAGATGTGGGTTGGGCTTTTCGTTTGTCAATTGTTTAATTGTGACGATCTGCCTCGGGCGTTTTGCATCTCGACCGATCGACGGAGCAGCTTACAGTTTCGTTTAACAAGCGGGGGTATCGTCGGTGTTTAATCGCGCTCCAACGACACAACAGGCGCTGAGCCGTGGGTAGGAGAATTCACCCCGGCCGCACCTTTCACAAGGACGGCAAGAAGAGATGCAACGCTTTGCTTCTCGTCCTCACCGAGCTTCCGCCACAAGTTCAGAAGCGACAGCTCAGTGACGTCTTTGACGAACTGGCCCGTTTCCGTGACGCTGCAGCCGCCCGCGCCGTGTTCAAGGTAATCTAACGTCACGCCGTAAAACTGCGCGATGGCGGACAGGGTGTGTCGGCCCAGCGTGGCTCCGCGTTCGATCCCGGCCAAAGTCGACCGATCAATACCGATCGCCTCAGCCGCTACAGCCTGGATGAGGCCGCGGTCTTTTCGTAATTTCGCGAGACGTCGGCCTCGATCTGTACCCTGGCTCATTCGCGCTTGATGACACATCCCATCCAATCGGGGGTTGTGTGGCGGAACATTTAGCGGTTGACGCTTTGTGTTGTGTGGGACAACAATGGTCCCTATGGAAATCAAAGAGATCGTCCGCGCTGCTGGAGGCCCCTCAAAGCTAGGGGCGGCTATCGGTCTGAAACATTCATCTGTCGTCTGCTGGACCCGCGTCCCGGCGATCCACGCGCGCAAGGTCGAGCTAGTCACCGGAATTCCCCTTCACAAATTGCGCCCCGATTTATGGGACGCGCCTGACACGCAGTCGGCCGTGTAATGCAATTCCCTGCAACGAATTTCTCGAACCCCGGAGCGTGCAGGGCATCGGCGCCAGTAATCGCCCACAGTATCGTGGATCGATTTGCAGCCCTGGCGCTGTGTTGTCGGGCGGGGGCTGCGGTTTCGCCCGCGCTCGCCCGACATTTAATTCGGATCATGATTTTCCTGCTTTTGATATCGATCAATCCTCGCACGGTGATTTCATGACGTCGCGGAGAAAAGTGTCCATCCCGAGCGAGAAAATCGAGGAAGTCGCGCACCTGGTCCACGAGGTTGTGACCTCATACCGCACGACCGGACTGAAGAACGAGCACGCTCAGTCGGAGGCGTCACGCGACCTGGGCCTCACTGAGCGGCGGGTCCGGGCATACGTGTATGGCGAGGTGTTCAGCGTCTGCCGCGCCGAGGCGGATAGAATTCGCGCCGGGTTTGTCACTCACCTGGATCGTGAGGCGGCTCGATTGATCGCGCGGGCTGAGCAGGTGCGGCAGCGGCGGCTGGCTCTGACGCCCGAGGCGCATGTCGCGCCGGTGACGGTCACGCGGCTGCGGAACGTCAAGTGACGGACCCAATCGTCGCAGCCGTCACCGCAAAAATGGAGGCCCGCAGTCAGTTTGGCCGGCGGAAATACGGCGTCGGCTTGGATCGGACCGATTTGTCGCAGCTTCAGTGGCTGATCCACGCGCAGGAAGAGGCGATGGACCTGGCGCAGTATCTAGAGGTGTTGATTTCCCAGATCGGGCTCCGGCCCGATGCGCTGCATCCCGCGCTGTGTGGTGCCGCTCCTGCCCGTTGCTCCTTTCCTGACGGCCAGGACGCCAACCTTACCTCGGCCGGAGCGGTGCCTAACGAACCACGCGACGGCCGAGGGCTTTTTGGGGCGGGTGATGGCGCAACCTGAGGCACGTCTCCGGGCTCGCTGCCGCATGTGGTTGGATCAATTCCTGCCGTCGCCGGGCACTTTTACCGCCATCGAACACGGTCGCGCCCACTCTGGCACGCCTGCACAGCGGGCTCGCGAGTGGCAGCGGCTCAAGGCCCAGGGCGTCAAGACGGGGCTCAGCGACATCATGATCTGGTATCGCGGTCGGTTCATCGGCGTCGAACTCAAGGCCGGCACGAACACGGCATCCGCTGCTCAGGAAGATTTTGGCCGCGCCATGATCGCCAACGGGTTTCAGTGGTCTGTCGTCCGCTCCGTCGAGGGTCTGGCGACCGTTCTGCACCAACACGGTGTGCCGCTTTCCCTTACGGCGCCGCACGTCGCCAGCGGATACGACCGCGAACTGGCCACGGCTGAGCCGGTCAAAAAGTCACGCCGCCCAGCTGCGCCACAGAAGGCGAAAGCTGAGCCGGCGAAACTGGCGGTGATGGCTCGGGCTCGGGCGCGTGGGGTGTTCGGATGAACCCGCCCGACGGTCAGTGGATCAACTTTACCCTGTCTGTCGCCAAGCAGGACGACGGATCATACGCCGGGACGATGCACGTCGGCGCGGCTGGCTGGCACGTGCGCGGCTGGCACAAGGGCGCGGATGGGGTGCTGCGGGCTGAGATTTGCGCGCCGTCTGATCCGGTGTGGGATTCAGTGATTGAGCAGATGGGTCGGAAGGTTTGGGCGGGATGAGCACAACCATGATCCCGCCCGCTGATTTAAAACGCCTCGTCCACATACTCGGAATGCTTGGCAGCAATTTTGATGGCGAACGCGCAGCGGCTGCAAAGAAGGCCGACGAGTTGGTAAAGCGTCACCGCCTGACGTGGGAACAAGTGATCATTCCTGCGCTGTCTCGCCCAGAAAAGGAAGCACCACGACAAGAGTCGGGGCAGGATTGGCAGAGGAAGGCGTGGTTTTGTTTGTCCGACACCGAACTCCTTACGCAATGGGAGTTTAAATTCTGCGACGATATGACAGGTCGGGATCGTGAACCATCAGAAAAGCAAATCGCGGTTCTGAACCGGATTTACGAAAAAGTCCGGCGCTCGCGCGGCACGCCATGAGCACCCCATACATCTTCGACGATCACCGCCTCAAGAAGCATCGCGCCACGGCTCGCCGACTGGGTGAGTTGGTGGCGGACGAGCATCTCACCGACGAGGACGCGCAACTGACGCTTGGGTTCGTGATCGAAGAAGGTGTCACCGCGCTGCCCACGGTTGACCGGCGAGGGCTGCAAACACGCTTGGTGTGGGACATGCGGGAGCACGCCAGTGGCATCCTTCTGGCCCGACGTCGCGCTCAGATGGCGCAGGAGAGGGCACTGGCAAGTCTGGCCGAGGAGGGGCACCGAGCCCGGGCTCCTCTGCTGGAAATCAAACAGCGCATGGTGGCGCTGGCTAAAAATATGACACCCCCGGCGACGGTAGAAATGTGCGCGGAAGCCCTCAGCATTGGCGCGTGGCGGGCAAAATGGGCTTCAAAATGAATTATCAACGACCCGGTGCCGGTCTTGATGGGTGGGCGACTGGCGGTGATACGCCGCCGTTACCACTCGAATACTTTGATGACATTCACATATCGCTAGATGCTCGTGATTTCGTCCAGGGCGTTCTGGTCGAACAATCGTCGATCGTGGTTTACGGCGAGAGCAACAGCGGAAAGACGTTCTGGGTGACTGATCTTGCTCTTTGCATCGCTGCCGGCATACCGTGGAATGGTCGCCGCGTCGAGCAGGGCGGCGTTATCTACTGCGTTCTTGAGGGTGGTCATGGCTTCCGAAACCGAGTCGCCGCATGGAAAGCTCAGCACGATACACTTACAGGCCCCGTCTATTTTGCCGCGATCCCGGCGTCTATCAATCTATTAGACCCCAATGCCGACACCGAAAATCTGATCGACGCCATTCATCGCGCCGCCAAACGCATGGGCATTCCCGTAAAGCTAGTTGTGATCGACACCCTGGCGCGCGCCATGGCAGGCGGCAATGAGAACGCCCCAGAGGATATGGGCGCGCTGGTCGGAAACATGGATCGCATCCGTAATGCGACGAAGTCTGCCGTAAAATTTATTCATCACAGCGGCAAAGACGCAGCCAAGGGCGCGCGCGGCCATTCTTCGTTGCGAGCAGCAATCGATACGGAAATTGAGGTAACAGTAGGAGAGGACGGTGAAACGCGCGTTGCGACCATAGTAAAACAACGGGAAATGAAGAAAGGAGACGCTTTCGCATTCAGTCTCGATGTTTGCGAAATTGGGCTCAACCGCCATGGCGAGGCGGTGACGACGTGCTCAGTGAAGCATGAAGAGGTCAGTTCCGAGACCACAACACGCCACAAGGCGCTCTCAGGGCATGCCCAGCGCGCTCTCGAAGTGCTCACCACCATTATCGCGGAACATGGCGAAACGGGGGTCCATGGCCTGCCGTCTGGGTGCGTTTCCGTTCATTCATCCTGGTGGAGGACGGCTTTCTACGAAAAAGCCATGCCCGGATCGGCGCAGGAAACGAAACGAAAGGCGTTCGTTCGGGCATCTACGGACCTCATTAACGCGCACCGTGTCGGTATGTCGAATGACCGAGTTTGGATCATTTACCGCAATAAAAAAGAGGGGAATTGATATGAAAACCCCGGACATTAACCCGGACATTAACCCGGACATTAACCCGGACAGACCCGGACAGACCCGGACTCAGGCACCCGGACAAGCCGGACATCAATCGGGGGGTATATATCTACGATATATCCCTCCGATGTCCGGTTATGGCGCCCGGACATTTGGTGATGTCTCCAAATGACCAACCACGCAAAATGGCTCCCCGCCGACGTAGCCGTCCTCACGCCTTACATCTCGATCCCGCTCCCCGCCAAAGTGGTGCGAGCCCTCGCCGACAAGACCGGCCGCACGCTGGAGGGCGTCAAAACAAAAATGCTGACCATGCGGCGCCAGGCCGGAGTGCAGCTGAACCAGCCGCGCGCCATCCTGTCTCCTGAGCGGATCGCCTCAATCCAGGCGCGGGCCGCATCAGGCGAAACTGTGACGTCGATCTGCCGGACGACTGGTATTTGCAGGCGGCGCATCGAAACGCTCACCAAAGTCCGGACCGCTGCGATCGTGCCAGTCGTTGTCGCACCGGTCCGTCCTCAAACCCGCTCATGGGACCCGCTCCCGGCCGGCCATTCGATCTCCTGGTCCCTGATCACGCAGGGGACGATTTTGGAGGGTTTGGGATATGCCGTCTGTTGAGGACGACCAACGCATTCGATGGTCGGCTGAGCAACTCGCCGAGATCGCGCCCTACGTCATAAAATCCCTCAGGGGCGAGGCGCTGCGGATACTGTGCGCGTCGCAGAACCGATCGGTTGGCGCGGTGCAAGTCAAGCTGCGCCATCTGCGCGAGGCCGCTGGTGTGCAACTTGAGACACAGCGCACGATCACGCCGGCGCTCGACGTGTTTATCCGCGCCGAGGTGGCCAAGGGCTCGACGATCGTGTCGATGGCCAAGGCGACCGGAATCAAGCCGGACACGATCAGTTATCACATCCGGCATCGGGTCAAGCCGGTCCGCACCCGCATCTCGTCTCCTCCCACAGTCCGCGCTGACGGGTCGCTCCGTGAGCTCGCATCAGATCCACTCCCAGTCGGTCACCCGCTCACCTGGGGCCTGATCACCGCCGGCACACTCCTCGATGGCGAGCCCTGCCGCAGGGGTGGCGTTTTGACTTTTCGAGAGGATAATTGATGGCGCGAAAATTTAAACCTGATCCAGGCGTCGACCACGGCACTGGCTTCGGACCGGCCGTCGTCATCGAGGATGTTGCAGTCTCACCGACCGTCAGCACTCGGCGCGCCAGGCGGGCTGACACGCTGGACGCGATCGACATGACGCCCGGTCAGCGCCAGGCGGCACGGATATACCTCCAGGCTCACCAGCACATTGGTGCGGGTCGCGGCCTGGGCCCGTTGCCGTTCGGTCGCGATGTCCCGTTCTCGTCGACTGGCGGCGTATGGCTCGCACCGCAGGAACGCGCTCTGTCTGCCGCCGACTGCTGGCGTCGTGGGTGTCAGGCGATGGGGCTCGCGGCGAGCGAGGGTGTTGTCAACTGGGTGGTGATCAAAGGCTTTCCGTTGCACGAATACGACGCAGTTCGGAAATGGCGCCGCGGCACAGCGTCGTTTCAACTAAAGGCAGCTTTACAGCGGCTTTCCGAGGCATACGGCACAGCGTGAAAATAAACGATTGACATCGGGGACAGATAATTGCATGTTTTCGTCATCATCTGAATAGCGCGCTCGGCAGGTCACTTCCTTCCGGGCGCTTTCTTTATGGGCGCATGGCATCTGATGAGCATTCGACTCCGGTGTTTGCCGCCCCTCGTGGCTCGCCAGGCGCCGTTGATCGCCACCAACCCGGCGAAGGTCACTGATCCACACTACCTGACGCCGCAGCATCGGGAATGGCGCTCTGTAGTCGTCGCCCGCTCCGGAGAGCGGTGCCAAGGGCCAGCATGTGTCGGCACAGCGGCCGGTGGTCGCCTGTTCGCCGACCACATCCGCGAGCTGCGCGACGGCGGTGCGCCGTTCGACCCTGCCAATGGCCAAGCCCTCTGTGGGGCCTGTCACACCCGGAAAACGCTCGCGAGTCGAGCCAGCCGGATGGCCCAGCCGACCTGATCGTCGGAAAGCGTCGGAAAACGTCGTGAAACGTATTTTATACGTCGTGAAACGCATGACTGCCACCTAAGACCCGCGTCCAACGCGGGAGACCCCGGGGTGGTCCAAACTGTGGACCGATTGGGGGGTATACCGCTTGGGGCTCATTCAGAGGTTTTTTTATGGTGCACGATTTCGACCGGGAGGACGACGCGGTGTTGGTCGAAAAGCGAGGACGGCCGGCGCACGAAATAACGCCTGAAAATCAGCGGAAGGTGGAACTGCTCCGAGCGATTAACCAAAACAACGAGCAGATCGCCGCGGCGATCGGTATTTCTGAGCAGACCTTGCGCAGAAAATATTTGCCGCAGCTCAAACAAGGCCGCGCTCGAATTCTTGCTGAACTAGTCGACCGCCTTTGGGCTGAGGCGGACAGGGGCAGCGTGGCTGCAATCAGGGAGTTGTCGCGCCAGATTGAGCGATCTGAGAGTTCCGGCAACGCCATAGTCCCGCCAAAAATGCAAAAGGTGGGAAAGAAAATCCAAGCGAAGATAGACGCCGCGAAGCCTGACCGCGCCACTTCAATGGGCGAACTGATGGCCCGCCGCGCCGCCGGAATCCGGGCGAACTGATGGCGTCTTGGGATTTGGCGTGTCCAGATTGGCAAGACCGAATTCGTCGCGGCCGCAGCCTGGTTCCGGACCTTCCGCTCTTCAGCGCGGAAGCAGAACTAGCGGTGAAGTTTTTCGACAGCCTGCGCCTGCCTGATGTCCCTGGAACGCCGCTTTTGCGGGATGCAGCCGGCGACTGGTTCCGCGACATCGTCGCGGCCCTCTTTGGCAGCCGAGACCCGAAGACAAACGTTCGCCACATCAGGGAGTTGTTCACGTTGGTTCCAAAGGGGAACTCAAAAACGACCTACGGCGCTGGCATCATGGTCACTGCGCTGCTGATGAACGCTAGGCCTCGTGCTGAATACCTTATCATCGGCCCGACGCATGCAATCGCTGATTTAGCGTTCAGCCAGGCTGCTGGCATGATTGAGTTGGATGCCGAGCTGATCAAGCGTTTTCAAGTTCGCAGCCACCTCAAAGAGATTGTCGACCGCGTCACTAATGCCAAGCTCAAGGTCAAGACGTTCGACCTCGACATATTGACCGGCCCGCGCCCTGTGGGCGTTCTGCTGGATGAAATCCATCTTCTCGGCAAATCACCGCACGCCAGCAAGGTTTTTCGCCAGCTTCGCGGCGGTCTGGAAAAATCGACCGAGGGCTTCCTCGCGATGATCACCACACAATCGGATCAGCCACCGACTGGGGCCTTCCGTGATGAACTGAACATGGCCCGCGCCGTGCGGGATGGTCGCTTTGACGGCCGCGTCCTGCCGGTGCTCTACGAATTCCCTGACGACATCGCCCAGGCGGAAGTGGGCGAGATCCCGAAATGGTACAATCCCACGACCTGGTCAATGGTGATGCCAAACCTCGGGCGTTCGCTCCAGCTTGATAGCCTGATCAAGGACTGGCAAGCCGAACGGATGAAGGGTGACCATGCGATCCAGATCTGGGCCTCGCAGCACCTGAACATCGAGATCGGCCTCGGCCTCAAGATCGACCGCTGGCGCGGCGCGGACCACTGGATCAAGGCCGTCGAGCCGGGTCTCTCCCTCCGCGGCCTGATTGAGCAGTCCGAGGTCATCACTATCGGCATTGACGGAGGTGGGCTTGACGACATGCTTGGCCTGGCCGTCATTGGTCGCGAAACGGGCACCAAGCGCTGGCTTCACTGGGGAAAGGCTTGGCTGCATCGGCTGGTGCTGGAGGAGCGGCGCAAGGGCGAGGCTTCCACTTTCGAAGGCTTTGCCGCTGATGGCGACCTGGTGATTAGCGACGATATGGAAATTGCGATCGCCGACCTCGCAGAGATCGTCGGCGAGATCGAAGAAAGCGGACTGCTCGCCGCCGTCGGCCTCGACCCCATGGGCGTCGGCGCGATCGTCGATGCTCTGGCCGAGAAGAAGATCGCTGGCGCAGATCGCGTTGTCGGCATCTCGCAGGGCTGGACGCTCAACGGGGCGATCAAGACGACGGAGATCAAGCTGGCCAACCGAACCTTCGTTCACTGTGGCCAGCCGCTCCTATCTTACGCTTTAGGAAACGCCAAGGCTGAGCCGAAAGGCAATGCAATTGTGATCACCAAGCAGGCTGCCGGCGCCGGCAAGATTGATCCACTGATGGCCCTGTTCGATGCGGTGGCGCTGATGAGCCGCAATCCTGAGCCACTGAGCGCCGTGATCGAAAAAGGATACGAGCTATTATGAGGCCTCTGAAGGACCGGATTGAGCCGCGCCTATCAGTGCAGAATCAGCAGACGGTCACAAGCTCCGATCCCCGCATCATGGAAATCTTCGGGGCGCCGCAAACGGCCTCCGGGATGCAAGTCAGCGAAACCAGCTCCATGCGGGTGTCGGCAGTTTACGCCTGCGTCCGGATTATCGCCGGTGCTATCGCGTCCATGCCTCTCGACATTTACCGCCGGATGGCTGGCGGAACACGTCAGCGGATCAACGAAAGCCATAATCTCTGGTGGTTGCTCAACGAGCAGCCGCACGTGCGCTGGACCGCCTCCGCCATGTGGAAATGGCTGATTAAGTCCGAATTGCTGCGCGGCGACGGCTATTGTTGGATTCAGCGGGATCGGGCTGGTCAGCCGATCGAACTGCTTCCGCTCTGGCCGTACACGGTCACGGTGGAACTGCGTGCAGGTCGTTTGGCCTACTTTTTTGTTGACCCAGATGGCCAGCGCCGCGGTGTCGATCAGGACGACATGATCCACATTCCGGGGTTCGGATACGACGGCATCCGCGGCATGTCGGCGATTCAGTGGGGCGCCAGAAACGGAATCGGCATCGCCCTCGCGACAGATGACTTCTCGGGTCGGTTCTTCGGTGCTGGCGCCATGGTGAGACACGTGCTCAAGACCAACGGAAAAATGGCAAAAGGGCAAGTCGACGAGCTGCGCCAGCAGTTCGAAGATCGTTATGCCGGCCTCGACAACGCCTATCGCCCGATGGTGCTCACAGAGGGCATGGACGTCAAAGAATTGTCGATGTCCGCCGCGGACAGCCAGCTTCTGGAGGCGCGCAAATTCCAGGTCATCGACATCGCTCGGTCGTTTGGCGTGCCGGGCTTCATGATCGGCGCGAACGAGAACACCACTTCCTGGGGATCTGGCGTTGAACATATGAGCCTCGGGTTTGTGAAATACACGCTGCAAGAGCGGCTGACGACGATCGAGCAGGAGTTGAACCGAAAACTGTTCCGAACGGCCGGAACATTGGTCAAATTCAACGTCGACGAACTCCTCCGCGGCGATAGCGCTGCCCGAGCAAAATTCCTACGCGAGCTGGTCGGCGGAAGCCAAGGTCCCGGCATCATCAGCGCGGATGAGGCTCGCCTCACAGAGGGTTTCGCACCGATGGGCGGCGCCTCAGCCGAACTTTATGACCCTCGCACAGCCCCAGGAGGCCCCGCCAATGCCACGTAATCGCCTGCGTCAACTGATCGCTCAGAACAACGGCGCAGGCACTCCGATCCAGGCCCGCCGCAACCAGGCAGCCCCTGGCATCGAGGTGCTGATTTATGACGTGATCGACGCCTCTTGGGGAGTTTCGGCGCAGGGTTTTGCAAAAGCTATCGCTGGCGCCGGCGCTGAGCCTCTCACGATCCGCGTCAACTCCCCAGGCGGCGACGTGTTCGAGGGCCGCGCCATCGCCTCGCTCATCCGCGCACACCAAGGGCCCACAGCGGTGATCGTCGACGGCCTGGCTGCCAGCGCCGCCAGCACCATCGCCGTCTCGGCTAACTCTCTCTCTATGGCGATCGGCAGCTTCCTGATGATCCACCAGTCGTGGGCCCTCGCGATGGATAATGCGCCCGGATTGCGCGCATTGGCTGATCTACTCGAAAAAGTCGATAGCCAGATCGCGGCTGATTACGCCGCTAAGGCCTCAGTCGGCCAGCAGCAAGCGCTTGACTGGATGGCGGCGGAGACTTGGTTTACCGCCGAGGAAGCCGTCGCAGCGGGCCTCGCTGACGCCGTGCTGGCTGCCGATGCACAGCTTCGAGCCCACAATCTGGCTGCATATGACCGGGTCCCACAAGCGCTAGCCGATCAAATCGCGGCACTGCAGAGGCCCGATCAGGAGCAGCCTGACCAGGCCGCGCTCCGCGCTGCCGCCGAGCGCCGTCTTCGCCTCTACGAGCGGACCGCAGCTTAACCCGCCTCCCACGTCACCAAACAAGGAGCCTACTATGTCCATCCAAACCCTGCGGGAGCGGGCGACCGTCCTCCGCGCCGACGCAAAGAAACTGCTCGACGATCATCCTGCTGGTAAATGGGATACGTCCGCGCAGGCCACCTACGACGCTCTGACGAACGAACTCGATTCCGTCGAGAACCAGACCAAAAATTACCAGCGCCTCCTCGATATCGACGCCGACGCGAAGCTCGAAAATGCGACGACAGAGCGGACCGCGCGCAATAAGCGCGACCTGCCGGAAAACCATCCGGGCCGCATCTTCGACACCTGGCTGCGCGAAGGCGAGAAAGCGATCACGGCAGAGCAGTGGGCCGTGGTGCGAAACACGATGTCGACGACCACGGGCAGCGAAGGCGGTTATACCGTGCCGTCGCTGATTTCCTCGCGGATTATCGACGCGATGAAAGCCTATGGGACCATGCGCAAGGTCTCCCAGATCATCCCGACTGCTGACGGCAAACCGCTCTCGTTCCCGACCTCTGACGGCACCGGCGAAGTCGGCGAATGGATCGCGCAGAATACGACGGCGACCGCTGCCGATCCGACCTTCGGAACTGTCAGCCTGAACGTGTTCAAAGCATCCTCCAAGGTCGTCGCGGTTCCGATCGAGTTGCTGCAGGACAGCGTGATCGACATCGAGGCCTTCGTTGCGAAGCGCCTTGGCCAGCGCCTCGGTCGTATCGCAAACACCGGCTACACGGTCGGCACCGGAACCGCGCAGCCCGACGGCATTGTCCCCAAAGCCACCGCCGGCAAAGTGGGCACGACAGGCCAGACGCTGACGATCATTTATGACGACCTGGTCGATCTGGTGCATGCGCTGGATCCGGCCTATCGCGACAGCGCGACCTGCTCGTTCATGACATCTGATAGTCTGCTGAAGGTGATGCGGAAAATCAAGGACACCGCCGGCCGTCCGATCTGGACGCCCAGCTACGACGGCGGCTTGCGGATTGGCATGAACGCCACGCCAGAGTCTGCGAATGCGCAGGACATGTCGGGCGGTGGCTTCGCCAATCAGAACACGCCGCAGATCTTCGACTACCTGCTTGGCTATCCGGTCTGGGTCAACAACGACATCGTCGCGCCGGCGGCTAGTGCGAAATCAATGGTGTTCGGCGATCTCAGCCAGTACGCCATCCGCGATGCCATGGACCTGTTGATGTTCCGCTTCACCGACAGCGCTTATGCCAAGCTCGGCCAGGTCGGATTCTTGGCGTGGATGCGTACTGGCGGCAACCTGCTCGATACGGCAGCTGTGAAATACTACCAGCACAGCGCGACCTAGTGGCTCGGCGTCCAGCAGGAGCGTTCAAAGGCGCTCCTGCTATCGCTTCACCATCATCCGCATTCGAGGAGATCCCACTCATGACCATAAAGGTTCGCATCCTGGTCGACACCTACATCGCCGAGAAGGCGTATCGCTGTAATGACGTCGCCGAAATCGACGACGTCAGTGCGAGCGATGCAATCGCCTCTGGCTGGGCAGACCCTGCGCCCGAGGCGATTGCGTACGCCGAAAGCATTGCAACGCAGCCGGAGTAGCGCCAAATGCTCACGACCGCCGCGAACGTGATCGACGAACTGCAGATTGACAGCAGCCGTGTCACGTTCATTAACAGACTGATCCTTCAGGCTGGCGCGGCGATCGAGCGGCACTGTGACCGCAGTTTTGCCCGGGCGACGACCACTGAGGTCATGACAGTTCGTCGTACCGTCCGGTCAGACCTGCGGCTTGTCCTCCCCCGTAAACCGCTGATTTCGGTCGCTCTGATCACCTATATGGACAGTGGGATCACCGTCTCGTCGGCGACGTATTCGACCGAGGACAGTGCAAACGCGACACTCTATCGAGCGGATGGTTGGTCAGGGCAGCCGTCTTATTTTCCGACGTCATCTGAGTTCTGGAATGATCGCCAGCCGATCGAGACCCGATATGCAGTCACGTATACAGCGGGATATGACCAAGCGGACGCGATACCGGGATCTCCAGCGTCCCCGATCCCGGCTGACCTCGAGCGCGCCTGTATTGATACGGTCAAAGACTACTGGTTTGCGTCCGCCCGCGACCCCAGGCTGAAACTCGAAGAGATCGTAGGCATCGGCCGGCAAGATTACTGGGTCGGAACACGACCAGACGGATCTGAAGGAGCGCTTGCCGCAAGCGTCATTGGTCTGCTCTCGTCATATTGCCGGTTTGCCATCTGATGTCGTTGATCGACGCCGCGATCCGAATGACTTCGGCATACGGTCAGCCGATGACGCTCCGGCGGATCGCGACTGGCGTGGCACCCATTGATGTGGCGGTCTTTGGCTTCATATCTGGCGCAAGTTCGGCAGATCCGGCGCCTGGCGTTCAGCAGCAGCAGCGTGAAATCAGGATATCGAACCGAGAAATCGCCGAGACCTCTTGGCCAGGTCCTCCCAGGATCAATGACAGGATCACGGTCGGTTCGGCCTCATATACGATCGAAGTGGTCGATACTCGCCCGATCGGCGGGGTTGTCGCTCTCCACATCATGACCGTGCGAGGCGCATGAAATGGCCAGCGATATCGCATTTTCCGCCATTCGCGCATATTTAGCAGCGAATTGGTCTGGTTGTCCGCTCAGTTGGGAAAATGAGACCTTCACGCCGCCTAGCTTGGTCGAGGCCCCAGGCGCGCCAGCCAACTGGGCAGCAGTGACAATCACCGGAACCATTTACGACCAGGCTTCGATCGGCACGGGAGCTAGTCCAGGTGAACGATGGATCGAGGAGGGTGCAATCATGATCGATTGTTTTGTGCAATCTGGCACTGGATCGCTAGTGGCGCGCCAGACTGCGACCGCGCTCGCAAACCTTCTTCGCGGCCAGATCCTGACCGGCGCAATCCGAATGCAGAACATGAGCATCGGGGACGGTGCTGCAGGCCTCGACAATGGCGATTGGTGGGGTCTCACACTGCGGATCGATTGGCTCCGCGGCTAAGCCTGGCCTCCGCCGACCCATAACCTCAATTACGGAGACTTAATCGATGGACAGCAACCGGCTGCGGGTGGCGCTCATCCGCGAGACAACGTTGGGAACTCTGCCGGCAACTCCGCGCATGCGAACCGCACGCATCACGGCAGAGAGCCTCAAATACGTCCCGAAATTCTTCACGCCGGGTGAAATCCGAGCGGACCGGATGTCGGCGGATCCGACGAAGGTCAATGAAGAAAACAGCGGCGGTTTGAATTTCGAATTCAGCTTCCCGACCGACAATACTTTCCTCTCTGAACTCATTCAGTCTGGTTTTTTTGCTACCTGGACGAACGCGCCGTTCCGCGACAATGACGGAACCGCCTCGAGCGCCATAACCGCAGTCACAACCACGACCAACGTCGTCACTGTCACGTCCGGCGCTGCCTTCGCAGTCGGCCAGCTCGTGCGCACGACGGGGTTTGCGCTGGCCGCCAACAATGGCGTCAACCGCGTGTCCACGGGGGGCACAACCTCATTCACCTGCACGGGTGCCGCGTACGCCACTGAGGCTGCGCCTGCTGCGGCGGCTCGTGTCAAAGTCGTTGGGTTTCAGGGAGCCAGTGCAGACATCACAGCGTCCGCCACTGGCTTGGGCGCGACAACGTTGAATTTCACCACTTTGGGCCTGGCCATCGGTCAATGGGTCAAGGTGGGCGGAACCGCGGCTGGGAGCAAGTTCGCCACCGCTGCAAACAACGATTGGATCCGGATCACGGCGATCGCGGCAACATCTCTGACCTGCGACAATCTGCCATCTGGCTGGACCATCGACACCGGCACTGCCAAGACAATCTCAGTTTTCTTCGGCGACTATCTCCGCAATGGCACGACGATCACCTCTATGTCGATCGAGCGCGGTCATCTCGACCAAGTGACGCCGACGTTTCTGCTGCAGAAGGGCATGGTGGTCGACCAGTTCAGCCAGTCCCTCACGACCGAACAGCCGATCACCGGCAGCGTCAATCTGATCGGGATGTCTGGATCCATTGGCACCGTCGCCAATGGCACCACATACGACGCGGCGACAACTAATGTCGTGATGACCGCGAACGTTTCAGTCGGACGCATCGCCGAAGCCGGCGCGACCATCGTTTCGCCGAACTGGGCTAAGGCACTGAATTTCCAGGTTGCTAACAACGTCCGGATGATCACGGCTGTAGGGACCGTCGGCGCGGCGGCTCTCGGAGCCGGTGAGTTCGGCTGCACCGGCACGCTCGAGACTTACTTCGGCTCGAGCGCGCTGCTGGCGAAGCTGATGGCCGGCACAGTCTCGAGCCTCTCAGCCAGGGTGGCGATCAACTCCCAGGCCGTAGTCTGGACCTTCCCTCGCGTCACTTTCACCGACGGCAGCCCAAATGCCGGTGGGAAAAACCAAGATGTGACGCTGCCGCTCGCATGGACCACATCGTTTGACTCGACGACGGCCTGTGAGGCCCAGGCCGACCGCTTCGAATATTACGAAGCCTGATCGGAGCCGACCCTGCGGGGTCGGATTCCCGGCGTTTTGCAATCCCTCCAGGAGTTTTTATGGCTGAAATCAGCGCTTTTAAACGCGACGCCAACGCCATGCGCGACGGCGAATGGATCGACCCCGGTGCAGAATACGGCGGTATCGAGATACGCTGTCGTGCGTTGGGTTACGCCTATCTCGATGCCGTCGCGGCCGGCCGCAAGCGAGCAGGACGCGAGGCCGGCGGCGAGGAGCGCATCCGCTCTGAGACCCTGGCCATGATCAACGTCGAGGCGATGATCGCAACCGCTCTGATCGATGTTCGCGGACTCAACGAGTCAAACGCACCGGTCACGTTTGAGCGTTTCTGTGACCTCGTGCGTGATCCAGCGTACGGCGAACTGACTGCCGTCGCGTTCGGTGCCTGCGGCCAAGTTGGCCGGCAGAAGGCCGCGGCGATGGAGGACGCGCAGGGAAACTCCGGAAGTGTCTCCGCGCGCACTTAGAGCGGAGGCCCGAGACTGCTGAGTGGCTCGCCCGCGTCGCTGAGCTTGATCCCTCGGCGGCCAGCGCAGCCCATGCGGTCATGGGCGACGAGGTCGCGACGCCCGCGCCGTGGCTGACGTGGATATGGCGGGCCTGGCATCGGCTACACCAGGATCGGCCGCTGCACGGAGGTGGAATGTCCGCTCCGGTGCCTGGCGCGATCGCCTGGCGCGACATCGTTCTTTGGCACGACCGCCATGGAGGAGATCTCGAAATGCTCGAATTCGGGATCAGCCAGATGGATATCGAGTTTATAGACTGGCACCGGACGCAACGGGAGAAGAGTTAATGGCTTTTGTCCGTCGTTCGGTTTCCATCCAGATCTCTAGCCTGGTGAAGCCAGCCGATATGGGTCGGTTGTTTGCAACCAAAGCGCGCGAAGGTCGTGACGCATTAATCGCCGCTGGCCGGGCTCCTGCGATGTACGAGACTTTCGTCGACGGCCTCGCCGGTGCGGTTGAGGAGACGGTGAAGGTGCCAGGCGGTGTCATTCTGTACCGCTTCAACGTGCTCGGGGAGGCTGCTGCATACGCAATGGCCTTTGCGCAGGGTCGCTCGCCGGTTCGTGCCGGCAAATATCGGGCCTCCTGGGTCGTGCTGGTCGAAGGGCGTCTTTGGACTGCCGGCCTGCGCAGCATCCCCGCCGGCATCACCGTCGCGGTCACCAACACGGCGCCATATCATCGGAAGATTGACGTTGGCGGACAGCGCGGCATTGGCCAGAAGATCGTCGAGGAAACCCGGCAGGCTACACAGCGGCGCTTTCCGATCCTCCAAGTCGAACGCCAGTTTTGGAGCATCCCCAACGGATACATTCTGAAAGGTCGGCACCATACGCGCCCATCTGTGCGCGCGCATCGCACGCGGGTCGATCGTATGCCGGGCCAGCCTTTGACTTATCCGACCATCGTCATATCGGTAAAACGCTGATGGCGCTCGATGTTGAAACCCTGCGGTTCACAGCCGTTTTCGAGGATGGCGCCAGCGCAGGCCTAGCTGCGGCCACGAAGCGCACGGATGACCTCGCGACTGCAACCGCCGCTGTCGATACGGTGGCCACGCGCACGGGAAAGACGTACGAGGCCGTGAACCGTCGTCTCGACGAACAAGCAGTCCTGACGGCCAAAGTCATAAAAATCAATCGCGACCATGAGCAATCCGTGCAGGCGATCAATCGCGCCCTCGAGGTCGGCCGAGTTGATCAGGAGCAGTCGATCGAGCAGACACGTCGCGCAGGGTTAGTGCGAGATCAGGACCTACAGAAGGCGCGAGACAGCGCCGCGGCGATGGCCGAGCGATTCGGCGTTGCGGGTGCCGCAGTCGCTCAGGCTGGTGTCAGCGCCGGTGCATCGGCTTTCGCCATGCGCCAGCTAGGCGTGCAGTCGATGCAGGCGGCTTCGTCGATCGCCAGTGGCCAGCCGATCTTCACAACGCTGGTGCAGCAGGGGCATCAGGTCGTTGACGTGATGCTGTCGACCGGCACCGGGTTTAGTCTTGTCGGACAGGCCGCAAAGTCGGTTGCGGCTGCGCTGCTGACGCCGACAGCGGCTGCTATCGCAGTCGGCGTCGCCTTTGCCGCAATTGTCATTCATGCGTCGGATCTTGACGCGCAGTCGCGCGCGCTCTCGATCAACCTCCGTGCTGTCGGACGCGACGGGGAAATTGCAGCGTCGGGGCTTCAATCTTATGTCCGCGTCCTGCAAAACGGAGGGATCGCGCGCAATGACGCGGTGAGCATCCTGTCGACCTTATCGCGCAACCCCGCTCTGGGATCAGCGCAGATCGGTCAGGTGGCAGGTTTGACGGCTGATACGGCGACTGCAGTTGGCACCGATCCTCAAACGGCTGCAAAACGGCTCGGCGATGCGGCAGGCGGATCCTATTCAGCGATCAAGAGCCTCGACGACGAGCTAAACATTCTGACCGCCGATCAGCGTGTCGCTGTGCGGGTGATGCTCGAGCATGGTCAGCGGACTGAAGCAGTCACACTAGTAATGGATCAACTCAACAAACAAGTAAAAGGGCTTGACCACGATGCACTAACTCCGATGACAGCATCGCTGCGTGAAATGTCGAACGCCTGGGGTTCATTTGCAGATGCTGTTGTAAAAAATGGTGCTGTAAAATGGTATCTAGATTATTTGGCTTCAGTTGTTAAAGGAACTACAAATATTGTTACGGCCACTGGGTCGTCGAACAGCGGATCCTCTGTCTCTCAACTGCAAGCCGATATGGCAAAGATCGAGACGCAGCTTAGTTCGCGAGACAGCTATGGCGATTTACAAATTACAGGTGCTGCCCGACAAATCCTAAGCGATCGAGTAACTGGCATGAGGAGCGAAATCCTCGGCCTGACGATGTCAAATCAATCATTCGCGGGATCGCCAAATGACGTGGGCGGATCGTACGTCGGGACATCTGGCTACGGGGAAAGCCAGCGGCAATCCAAAGAACTCCAGCCATCGCAGCAAGCTGTCGCGGATGCGCAGCGCTTGGCGAGGGCTGGTCCTGCTGGTCGCTCAACAGCTCAAGCTGAAATCGACGCAGAAAACATAATCCGCGACAAAGGCTTGACCGGCCTCGCGATGGAGGAACAGCGGCGTCTCTCACTCAAAAAGGTGATCATCGAGGAAGGCGCCGCGCGTCAAGAGGAAATGGACGTCATCCTCCGCCAGACCACAGCCGAGATGGCTCTGGTGCGAGCCAGCGACGAGGGCCGTGCATCGATGTTGCGCGCCCGGGCGCAGGCCGAGGCTCATGCGCAGGCCGCTACCAAGGGCGGCGTTGCTGAGGCTGCGCTCGCGGATGCGATCCTGAACCGCAACGCGGCGCAGGAGGCCTCGAAAGGCGCGCAGCAGCTGCTCGATATGAATGAGCAGATCGCGGCGACCGAGAAGCTGATCGTCGCCGAGAAGAGTGGCGATCGCGCGACCTATTACGCCACCCTCGATCAGAAGATCCGCGATGCGACTAAGTCGCTCGTTGCCAACCGGGATGCGGCGACAGATCCTAAGATCAAGGCAGCGCTGACGGCTGAGGTTGTTCTGATGGGTCAGAAGATCGAGAAGCAGCAACTCCTGAATGCTGATTCTGACGCCGCCAAGCAGATTCGCGCAGGTCAAGGGATGCTGTCCGATCTCAAAGCGGAGGGCGAACTGATCGGCGTCTCCGCGGAACAGCGCGAGCGCGAACTGGCGGCGCTCCGCACCATCCGCTCACTGATCTCCGGCGGGAAGGCCGCGGATGCCGACAGCCTCACTGACACGCAGAAGGCCCTTGTGGAGCAGTCGCGCACAATCGCGAGCGCGAACTATCAGCTACGCCAGCAGCAGTCTCTGTACGACGGCATCGCCCAGGCTGCCTCCCAGGCATTCGACCAGGTTGGAAGTGCCATCACGAATGCCTTCATCGGCGGTCAGCGGGCGGCAGTAAATTGGGGCAACGTGGCCCGCGGCGTGGCGACGTCGGTGATTCAGCAGATGCTCAAACTCAGTGTCGTCAACCCCCTCATGAACTCATTCACGGGCGGCTCTCTCCCGAGCCTTTCGATGTTTGGCGGTGGCGGTCTGTTTTCGATGGGCGAGTCCGCGCGCCCATCGGCTGATTTCGTCGGGCCGATGCCGGCTGACTCCGGTGTTGGCGGGCTCTTCTCGCAGGGGTCCGGCCTGTCAAACGCATTCAACGGCAGCCAAAGCGTGTTTTCCGGCGGCTCAATGATGGCCAGCCTAGGCGGGGCTGCTGCGGGGTTCGGGCTCGGCAACATGGCGTCAAGCCTTATGCGAACGGGGAACACGCAGCAAGGGATGGTCGGCTCGGGGCTCGGCGGGCTTGCAGGCGCGGCAATATTCGGCCCGATCGGCGGCGTCGTTGGCGGTCTCCTAGGAGGCATCGTCGGTTCGTTGTTTGGCCCAGGCAAGGCTCACCACGGGTGGTCTTATGACGTAACAACCGATTCCACGGGCATGCTCGGCGTTGATAATGCCCACATCGACTCGATTGCGAAAGAACAATATGCGGCCGACACCGCCGAGATGGCGAAGGTCAACGATTGGCTGAAAGCCAACGGCTTGAAGGCTTCAGGCTCGTATCAGGTTGGCGGCAATAACGCAGGCGTCATGCCTGGAAGTCTCGACACTGGGTTCAGCGCGCTCCGCTTCACGTCCACGGATGCCAAGTTCAATGGCCAGCTTGCCGGCCGCGAATTCTCCGACCCGACCAATTTGAACGACTTTCAGACCTTGGTGCAGCAAACGATACCCGCTTTGATCGGCGGCGACGGATCGATCAAGACGGCAATCGATGCACTCACCAAGACGTTCGAGGATGCCATCACCAAGGCAAAGGCGTTCGGCCTGGCCACCGACGACCTATCTGCGGCGCAGGCCAAGCAGACCCAGGCCGCACGGGATGCCATCGCCCTTGTCGTGTCGCAGGCTGAAACCGGCTATCAGTCTCGCCTCCTGGCCGCGACCGGACACACGGCCGAAGCGAATATCCTGAATTTCGATCTCCAGGCTTCCCAGCAGCGCGCTACTGCCGCCAAGCAGCTCACAGATGCGTTCGGCGACGCTTACGCCTCGACGACGGACTATGCGCGGATCCTGGGCGAGCTAAACACTGCCCTCGATGCTGAGCGTAAATCCGTCGTCGACGGCCCCCGATTGCAGGCAGCGTCGGCCGCGATGGGTGTCGTATCCTCGCTCAGGACCTTCGCTCAGGGACTATCGACCTCAGGCGCATCGCCGCTCTCGCCGCAGGCGCAGTTGCTGTCTGCACAGCGCCAGTTTGATGCAGTGGCTGGCAGTGCGATCCAAGGCGATGCCAGCAGCCTCAGCCAGGTGCAGAGTTATGCGACGAACCTGTTAACCGTATCGCGCAATGTGAACGGGTCCGGTCTTGCCTATGCCACTGATTTCTCCCACGTCGTGGATATGCTCAGTCAGGCGGCATCGCAGTCAGCTGACACACTCACCGCGTCGTTCCTCGCTGCGACAACCCAGAATCAGACCGACCAACTGGTCACCGCCATCGGGAACCTTCAAGATGAAGTGACAAAGCTGCGCACGGAGGTTGCACAGAATACCAGCGCGCCGGCGCGGGTCGCCGCATGACGGCCGGCACGGTTTATCTCGCGGAGGTTGATACTTATCTGCCAGCCGTTGTCACGGCAGGCGTCAGCCCTGGCCACGGAACCAGCCCGCGCGGTGTGCTGCCGGTCTCGGTCACGGCAGCGTCGGGAACCATATATGGCTCTGACACTGGCTATCGCTCGCGCTCTACCGACGCCGGCGGCGTCGTGTCATATCCACCGATCATCGAGCAGGCTTTTGCGATCGATCGTCGGATCAATCTCGATCCGGGAGCGTCAGCAGCAGCCGCGGCCTGGGGCACCATTTCGCTCAACAACACCGATGGCCGTTTCGATAGCCTGGTCGCTGCACAGAACTCGGACGGCCGCGAGGTCAGGATTTATTTTGGGACAAAGGCTTACGACCTGGCGCGCGGCTACTGGATTGACCCAACAAAGGCCAGCCTCACGACGGCATTCAAGGGGATCGCTCAGCCGTGGACGCTTGGCATCGAGACCCTCGATATTCCGCTGCGGGACGCGACGTATTGGCTTGAGCGGCCGATCTCTTCCAGTCTCTACACAGGCGCCGGAGGCCTCAATGGCGGCGCGGACCTGACCGGCAAGCCCTTACCCAAGGCGCGCGGCGGAACCTCGACATATCCGATCAGAAACGTGGCGCCCGTATTGGTCGATGCTACTGCGCTGATTTATCAGTATTCTGATGGCCCTGGCACCGTGCAAGCCCTCTACGAGGGCGCTGACCCAAACATCGTGTTCGACAGCAACACCACGAACCTTTACGTCGGATCGACGCCGTCGGGTAAATATCGCACCGACAACAGCCGCGGCCTGTTCCAGCTTGGCTCGACCGCAGTGCGCCAGATCACCGTCGACGTGACGGGCCAGTTCCCGACGGCGGGCGTGCAGACAACAGCATTCGCGATCGCGCGCTATCTGCTGACCGAGGATGCGGCGCTGCCCGCCTCTTATCTCGATACCAGCGCCTTCGCCACGCTCGACGCGGCCTATCCTTATGCCTCCGGCCTTTGGATCGGTCCTGATGACCAGGTCGACGGTGCGACGGCAGCAGCCTTTGTCATCGGCGGCTTCGGTGCCAAGCTATTTCCGAAGATCGACGGCACCTTGTCTGCGTTTGCGCTGCGAGCGCCATCGGGAACGCCGGCGATTTCGTTAAATACGGCGACAGTCATCTCGGTAATGCCGCGCGATTTACCCAAGATGCTATACCCACCACCCTTCCGCATCCGGGTGGGTTATCAGCGCGCCTGGGCGGTGCAGACATCGGGTCTCTCGCCACTCGCGACGGCTGCCCGACAATCCTTTGTTGCGAACCAGTGGCGCGTTAACGGCGCATCATCCACAGCGATTTTGACGGCGTATCGCCGACCCAATGATCCCGCAGTGATCGGTGGAGGCTTGCTCAATGGTGCTGACGCGACGACCGCTGCGACGGACATGCTGGCGCTGTGGGCCACCAGACGACGGCTCTACGACGTCACAATCCCTGTTCTGACAGGGCTGACGCTCGACCTCGGGAATCTTATCTCCCTGGCGTTCCCGCTCGACAACCTGCGCAACGGCGCCCTTGGCGTCATCGTCGGCGCGCAGCTCCGATCACAGGATTCTACCATCACATTTCAGGTGCTTGTCTGATGGCACGCTCTCTTTTTGGCTGGACGAACTATGCCTCGACCGGTGCGCTCTCTGCCGGATCCAATGCGGCCAACATGTCGGTCGCGTCTGGCTGGTCGTCCGATCAAGGCTCGTCGTCGACCGCCTGGCAGACCGTCACCGGCGTCGTGACCTCTGCCGACGGTGCCTATGCGCGGATCGACGCCGGCGCCGCCGTCACCTGGCGCGCCTTCGCCCTTGCGCGGACAAACCTCACCTCCGCCGCAACCGTCCGCTGGCGTGTGGGATCGGTCGCCGATATGTCGAGCGGGGTGATCTATGACAGCGGCACAGTCTCTGCCGGGATTGTCGCCGGTATTGGTCAATCAGTTGTTGTTGCTGCGACCGATCAGGTCGCGCGATATTGTCAGGTGGATATTAACGACGCTGCAAATCCTGATAGCTTTATCAATATCCCGCTCGCCTATGCTGGTCCGGTCTGGGTTCCAACGGTTGGCGCGGACTGGCAAAGTTCGTTCGGTCGGGATGACCGGATTGACGAGGTCGTCACTCTCGGGGGCCAGGAGTTCCCAATCGCCCGCTGGCTGCGTCGCCACTGGTCTCTCGCGTTGACCGCGATCTCTGCAGCCGAGGTCTGGGCCTCAGTGATGCCGCTCGATCAGGTGGCGCGGCGCAGTGGGAACGTTATCTACATCCCCGACACGGCATCGGCCGATATCGCCGCTGAGACAGTCCTGGGTCGCCTGAAACCGACCTCGGATCTGACATACACAGCCAGTAGCACGACGATGCGATCATATCGTGCGCAGATAACTGAGAGGCTATAACCGATGCTGCGGAATTATGTTGCCGAAACGTCAACGGCGCCGGGCACTTCGGCCACCATCAACCTTGCTGGAGCCATCACCGGTCGCCTCGCCTGGTCGTCTGTATTTGCCAATGGCGCAGCGTGTTTTTATTTCTTGAGCGACGGCTCGCAGACGGAGTGGGGCACTGGCGTATTTAATACAGGCGCTCCCAACTCACTTACGCGAACGACGGTCCTGGGGAATAGCGCGGGCACGACAGCGCGCCTCAATTTCACCACTACAACGACCGTTTACAATGAGGTGCCAGCCGAACGGGTGGTCTATCAAGACGCATCGACGAACGTGTCGCTTCCCAATAACCTCGCCGCGGCGGGGAACGCGACAATTACCGGATCGCTGACAGCATCATCGTTTGCTGGTGGCGGATCGCGAATGGTTGGCGAGATCGTTGATTGGGCCGGCATATCTCTGCCTGCACTGTATCTGTGGTGCGCTGGTCAGGCGGTCAGCCGCACAACGTATGCCGCGCTGTTCGCTGCACTCAGCACGACGTATGGCGCCGGTGACGGCTCGACGACATTCAACGTGCCTGACCGCCGCGGCCGAGCTTCGTTCGGTCGAGACAATATGAACGGAACTGCGGCAAACCGGTTAACCGCCGCGAACAGTGGCGTGACGGGCACTACGTTGGGCGCTGTCGGTGGCGACGAACGGCTGCCGACTCACACCCACGGCACGACAGAAACCCCGCACGGGCATCTAATCACCGACCCCGGCCATTCGCATAGCGTGACTGCACCGGCTGGAGTCGGTGTCACGGCGGGGGCTTATAGCTCCTGGTCGGGTAATGGCACGCAATCCATAACCACAGCCACAGCGTACACCGGCATCAACAACACCAATACCAACTCGACAGGGGTGTCAGTGAACAACGCAGGTTCCGGCACCGCAGCTAATATACCGCCAGCCTTCGTGACAAATTTTGTCATTTATGCTGCTGCGTAAAGACCAGGTTCTCTCCGCCATCTGGTGACGGCCTCCCCATACACAGAGGATTTATTTCATGAGCGTCTGGCCGCAAGAGGTCATCTTCTACGGGTCTGCGTCCATGCCCGAAGCCGACAGCGCCGCAGTCGGCGGCGCTGTCGATCTCACGCGAATTATCAGTTTTGCGGACCTGAGCGCCGCGGCGATGATGGATGTTGTGTCGTCTGCGGCTGGCGATACCGCCACCAAAATCGTCTACTCGGGTCGAGACAGCAGCGGCATCGTCCAGTCCGAGACGCTGACCCTGACCGGCACCACCAAGGTCTCAGGCACCAAATCCCTCTCCCGCCTCCTCTATGGCGCGCTCTCTGGTGCGACTGCCAACGGCCCGCTGGCGAACCCCGCAGGCACCGCTGCGACGGGCGATGTCGCGCTGATGGCGCACACCCTGTCGATCACTGCACATACGGCACAAACGGGGTCGGCTAACCCAACAGGCGTTACTCCGCCGATCTTCAAACTCCAATCGGGTGACGGCACCGGTGTCACCCTCGGCCAAATCATCCGCGTCACGGGCGGCACAGGCTCGGGCCAACTGCGGCAGGTCTGCTCGCTCTCCGGCACCGGCACCGGCCAGTATGGGACGGATATTGTGGCTGTGAACCGCGCATGGACTACGGTGCCTGATGCCACCTCGACATACGAAGTGGCGAACGGCTTCCTGTTTCCGATCCTGCCGAACCCGGTCACGGCGGTGATCCGGCCATTCGCGGGCGTGTCGGCTGACGTGATCGGTGGCTCGACCCGGATTTATTACGAGAAAATCTTCGCCCTCAATACGGACGGCACTACGGCGCTGACGACGATGACGGTGGCCAAGCAGACCGACCCGGCGGGGCTGTATGCTGGCAGCGGGGCGCTCGACCTGGCGCCGTGCTCTACGCTGAACGACACCGTGACCGCGACGAACCGGCAGACGGCTCCGGCATCTGGCGTCGGTTCATACTCGTCCGGCGCCGCGCCACAGATCGTCACGCCTGTTCAGCAATCGGCCGCTGCGAATACCGCGGCGCAGGCTCAAGGTCTCTGGCTCCGGCTGACGCTCGCGGCAGGCCAGGCGCCAGCGAACGGAAGCTGGACGCTGCGCCCAAGCGGTCTGACCACATAAGCGAGTGATGTAAAATGTCGTTTGTCAGCAGAGACCGGGTAAAAGAAACGACCGCTACGGTCGGCACGGGGAGTATCACCCTCGCCGGGGCAGCGGCTAATTTTCGGACGTTTGCATCGGTGCTGGCGATTTCAGACACCTGTTATTACGCGATCGTCTCGCAGTCGGGCTTGTTCTGGGAGATCGGTGTTGGAACGCTTACGAGCGCAACGGGTCTGGCGCGCACAACAGTAACTGCTTCGAGCAACGCGAACGCCCTGGTGTCCCTGACGGGAGCGTCGGATATTTTCCTGACCGCCCCAGCGTCTGGTTTCGTCCAGATCAACGACACGGGGGCTATCCAGAATTACGCGGTATCCGGCACCGGTAGCCTGGTGCTCGCCACCAGCCCGACGCTGACGACGCCGAACATTGGCGCGGCCACCGGCACCAGTCTGACAGCTACTGGCGCGGTGTCAGGCGCCTCCGTTCGCGCAACCAACGGAATCATCTTCAACAACAACACAATCACGGCCAGCACGACGATTGCGGCGGGAACGAATGGCATGTCGGTGGGTCCGATGACCCTTGCCAGTGGCGTTACCGTAACAGTCACATCCGGCCAGAGGTGGATCACACTATGAGTTCAATCGTCGTCGCGGGCGACACTTCCGGCTCCGTCACGCTTGCAGCGCCTGCCGTGGCGGGTAGCACGACGCTGACGTTGCCCACGGTGTCGGGAAGCATCCCGATTGCGCCGACTGTCACGACGTTTGCGTCGTCCGGCACGTTTACCAAGAAAACCACGTCAACTGTTGTCCAAGTTCTTGTTGTCGGCGGTGGCGGTGGTGGTGGGTTCGGCGGAACTTACGCCGCCGTTGGCGGCGGCTCTGGTGGTGGCGGTGGTGGTGGCGGGGCGTGGGATCAAGCCACTTACCCGGCAAGCACGCTGGCTGCTTCGGTTGCGGTTACGGTTGGCGCTATCGGCGCGGGCGGCACAACTGGCGCCGGTGCGGCCGGCGGGATTTCCAGTTTTGGCGCGCAGTTGTTCGGCGGCGGTGGCGGCGGTGGTGGCGGCGGTTCCTCGGCAGCCACTAGCGGAGGGGGCGGATCACCAGCAGGAGGGCGTAACATTCAGGGCGGCGCGGGCAGCACCACTGGCGGAAATGGATTTGCGTTTGGAACCAATGGCGGCACTGGCATAGCAGGAAACTATTCTTTTTATGGCGGCGGGGCTAGCGGAGGAGGCACAAGCGCATTGGGCGTCTCTAGTGCTGGGGGCAATCTACCCTTTGGTGCTACTGGAGGCGGATCAGGTGGTGGCTTTAACGCCGGATCGGCATCTGCCGGTGGCGGCAACGGTTTTAATATTATTTTGGGGAATAACTCTATTGTAAACGGCGGCGCGATTGCCACTGCCGGGGGCGCGGGCTTCTCTGGATCAACCGTTTCGCAAATTGGCTCCAGCGCAGGCATCCTTGCCAGTGGCGGCAGTGGTGGCGGTTCTGGCGCGGCGGCCAACGGCGGCGCGGGCGGTGCTGGCGGCGCGTATGGCGGTGGCGGTGGTGGTGGTGGTGCAGGCAATTCGACTGGTGGTTTTGTCGGCGGCGCAGGCGGCGCTGGCGGCGCAGGTGTAGTCATAGTGGTGGAGTGGTAAAGATGAACAGATACAACGTGATCACAACAGTTGACATTGAACAGATGCAGATGGTCGAGGACGGCACAGTCACGATCGTCACCATCCCCGCTGGCTCTGTGGTCAACACCGTCCTGTGGGATGGCGCCGCCGAGTGGGCGCCTCCTGAGAACACGAGGGTTGAACCCGCATGACCAGCACCATCAACGCAACGACGACGGGCGGCGGCGGCGTAGTCACGACTGCTGATGCGTCGGGCAACCTGGCGCTTCAGGGTGCGGGCGTGACGCAGATCACCGTCACATCCACGGGCGTGACGTTGGCGAGCGCGCTGCCCGTGGCGCAGGGCGGCACTGGTGTTACGACGAGCACGGGAAGCGGTGCTAATGTCCTGGGGACCAGTCCGACGCTCACCAGCCCCATCATCGGCACCATCGTCAACACCGGCACGCTGACGCTGCCCACGGTGTCGGGAAGCATCCCGATTGCGCCGACTGTCACGACGTTTACGTCGTCCGGCACCTACACGAAATTGGCAACATCCACCGTTGTCCAAGTGCTCGCTGTCGGTGGTGGTGGCGGTGGTGGATATGGTGGCTCTTATGCTGCCGCCACAGGTGGTTCTGGTGGTGCTGGTGGCGGCGGCGCGGGTTGGCGGTTTCGCACCATGGCGGCGTCTGTTGTTGCAAGCAGCGTGTCAATCACTGTTGGATCGTTCGGTGCGGGCGGAACGTCCGGCACTCCTGTCGGCGGAAACGGCGGTTACTCAAGTTTTGGTGTCGCCAACGTCACCTCTTATGGCGTTATGGCCGGCGGCGGGGGGGGCGGCGGTGGGGGTGCAGTCGGGGTTGCATCTGGCGGCGGTGGGTCCGGTGGCGATTACCCATCCGCTGGTAACGCTGGGTCTAATGCGGCAGCAGGTGGAGGCGGAACGGGGTTGGGTTCAAACGGTGGATTTGGCGCGGCTGGGGGCGTAGCAACCGCATCTCACGCTGGAACAGGAGGCGGCGGAAGCAGCGCGATTGGTGCGTCTTTCTTAGGAGGAAACAATCTACTCGCGGGACCAAGTGGCGGCGGATCGGGAGGCGGTTTCGCCGTTGGCGGCGCAACCGCTGCGGGCGCGATTTCCGGTGCAGCACAGACGGCTCTGTATGGCACGAATTGGACGAATCCCGGAGGAGCGGCGGGCGGTGGTGCCGGGACCGCTGGAACTTCCTTTTCTGGCGGCGCTATGTGGAACGAAGCTGGCGCGGCGGGTGGAGCAGGCGGCGGGTCGTCTGCGGCAACCGTGGCTGGTGGTGCTGGTGGTGCTGGCGGTGCGTATGGTGGCGGTGGCGGCGGTGGTGGCGCTGGCAACAGCACCAACTCTCTCTTGGGAGGTGTTGGTGGCGCTGGCGGCGCAGGTATAGTCATTGTGGTGGAGTGGTAGTCATGAACCGATACAACGTGATCACGACAATCGACATTGAGCAGATGCAGATGGCCGAGGACGGCACGGTAACGACCGTCACCATTCCCGCTGGTTCTGTAGTCAACACCATCTTGTGGGACGGCGTGTCCGATTGGACGCCCCCTGAGAACACGAAAGTTGAGCCCGCACCGCGATGCTAGGGTTTTCACCTGTTGGAACCGCGCCAATTTCCGGCGTTGGCGTTAACGTCGTCATTATCACGTATGACGCCGGTGTCCCGGTCTCGGCAATAACTAGATTATTCTCTGACGTAAATACGCCTACGGATATCGGCGGAAGCGTATCAAGTATTACAGCCGTCCCGGTCGAGATATCCCAGCACACGTTTGTGCTGTCGGGCGATTCCAGCAATGCACTTGAGTGGCTGACGACGGCACGCAGGGATGGCGTCGTCCCTGCGTGGCTACGCTACATCGTAATCCCGCTGCAAATGCCGCGCGGTGCTGTCGCGCTGATCCCCGCTGACACCAACGCCATCGCAGTCCTCGCGCCACGCAACGCCATCCGCATCCTGCTCGACGCCAACGCCATCCTCATCCCACTGGAGCCGTCAGCATGACCGATCTCGCCCCACGCTACTGGTCACCGATTATGTCGACCGACAATATGCTGCGGTATTTCGATCTCACGACCTGGTTCCTTCCCGGCGACGTGCAGGTTGGAACCCCGACGATCACCATTGTGCCAATCACCGGCGATACCAGTCCACTGACGGTTTCCACTGCGCCGACCTGGGACACCGGCCCGAAATCGGTTGTGTTCTCGCCTGGCGTCACCGTCGTTAGCGCAGGCCCGCGCATCGCGCTGATGGTGACGGGCGGGACACCCGGACAGACGTATCAAGTGCAGGTTCGGTTCACCGATACGTTCGGCCAGGCCAAGACCGTAATCGCGTTTCAGGACGTCAACTGATGCCAGATGAACTCCCCCTCGACGTGATGAAAGCAGCGCTCAAAGAAGCCACAGCCGAGTGGCTCGACAAGAAATTCGCGGAGCTTGGCAAATGGACCCTTCGCGGCCTGGCGGCGGCGCTCTTTTCTGTGATCGTCGGCGCCCTGCTCCACGTGTCGGCGAAATGACCCCGTTTGACACGGCCATCGCCTTCACCCTGCGCGAGGAGGGCGGCTTCAGCGATGACCCGCATGACCCAGGCGGACCCACAAACTACGGCGTCACCCTCGCCACGCTGACTCACTGGCGCGGCCTGGCGTGCGTTGCTGACGATGTGCGGCTGATCACGCTGGCCGAGACTGACGCCATCTATCGCTCGCTCTATTGGCACGCGCTGCGCTGCGACCTGCTGCCGCCCGGTGTCGAGATCATGACCTTCGATTTTGTCGTGAACGCGGGACCTCACGAGAGCGCGGTCGAGCTTCAGCAAGCGGTCGGCGCGTCGGTTGACGGCGTGG